GTTGTCGGCTACGTCTATCTCACCTCCTTCTATGCCGTGATGGGTGGTTGCTTTAAGAAGGTCAAAAGAATATTCTTGTGCCGTCATACAACTGGGACATGTCACGCGTGTATTATATTCGTTTCCATATCCAGATACTCGGGTAGCAACAATAATAGCGTTCCTGTCACCAATTAAAAGTGAATTGGGGTCTATGCGCTTATTTACAATAATGTTTTCTACCACTCTATCAAGAGCTACTCCTTTTTTAAGGAGAGTCCTCGATGTAAGTAAATCCTCTTCTTTCGCCGTCATTTGGCGGATTTCAATGCTATCCTCTCCATGAAGGATATGTCCTTCCGGGTAGAATCGACCTTGTGAAGGAAGCTCTACGAATTCGGTTGGAACAACAAAGGAAAAAGAAGCTGCTCCCTCATTTTGCATCACCTGTGGTGGGGGACTGCTATCGTGTTGTTGAACGCCTCCGGAGCGTTCTCTATTTCGTGACAATATACACCTCGTTTATTTTTTGTCTATGCCTCAAAGAAGGTCGTGGCGGGTTGTGAGGGACTTTCTAATCTAGATCCTTCACTGGTTACTGACAGGGAGGCCCAATCATAAGCTAGCGTGACTGTCATTTCAGTTAGAGCGTCATCTCCATAAGCTAGATCACCATACGCCACTTTTGTAATAAATGCGTTGTTAAGCGTCCACTTTTCCAAATCAGCGCCAGCAGAATCTACTTGCGTAATAGTAACAGTTCCGAGGGCGCCCGCACTTTTTCCCTTAGAAAGCGTACTCATCTGCGTCGTTGTTCCGTCAGTGGGGATAGAATATCCGGATTGGACCAATATATCTGATAGGGTTGCGGCCATGTCAGGATCCACCGGATCCACCAGTGTGAGACTAATATCATCCCACGTAACTTTACCAGGATACTTAAACGTATAATTTAAATATTCGTGAGTCGCAGTTTCCGTTGAAAAACTGGGCTTGTTTACTTGCTTGGCCCACCACAACAGCGCGCCGGGGTTGGGGGTTTCCGCCAGACCTTGAAATTCTACATAAAACCTAAATTTCCTCTTAGGGTCGGCAATGGTTGGGTTAGCGGGGGTGCTCCAAAATGACATGTTATAATACTCCTATATTTCTATCTATTTTTAAATAGTGTAGTGGAGGAAATTTTTCCCCCTCTTTAATCTTCGAAAGACGCTCCTGTTGACATAATAACAAAGTCAATGGCAATGTACTCAATGGCTCGAGCAGGCTTGACCATTATCTTTGCGTACATAATATTTTGATCAATGAGATCGGGGGTAGTCGTAGTCTCGTCAAGAATAAGACGATAATCTGTAATACCAAAACGCGTTTTAACATTGGCCAACAAGGGCTGCACGAGTCCAATAAATCTGTTCCACGTTGCTTGCACATTTTGTTCAAAAAGAATTCTAGTAGAAAGAACTGAAATTTGCTTCTTCAGGAAGATAACAAGCCTTCTAACATTGATTCTATCGAGAGCCGATTGGCGTTCTTGAAGTGTTTTCTGGCCGAAGACAACTATCCCGTTAGAGGGGAAAGATGCAATGGGGTTAATGTTATTTTCATAAAGAGTATCTCGTTCTTTAGAAGTGAGACGTTGCGTAATACCTGTGATGGGAATTCCTGCGGCGCCGTCTGTCAAGCCGCCGCGGTTGAATCCTGCCGGAGCAAACCACACGGCTGATCTAGCTTCAGAACTAGCCAAAACACCCATCATTGCAACAGTCGGAGGAATCCAGAGCATGCGGCCAGTGTTGTCGTCGCGAGTCTGTACCCATGGATAGAAAGTACACCCATAGCTCGAATCAATACGGCGGTCGCGCAGTGCGTTTGCTGCCGTAGTCGGCGTAGTGCCAATTCTATCAACCTTGCTGGCTTTATACACCTCGTGAGCCGGGATATACACGTTTGCCAAGTCAATCAACGCGAGTGAATCAGCGCGATCCTCGCATATATTTATCATGTGTTGCGTAAGACCATTGTTTGTAAGTCCAGGCACAGCCAACAAGTTCATATTAACAAATTCAGGGTCAGCCACCGTGTCAATGGCACGCTTATACGTATAATAGCGATAACTACTTTCGTTTGTAGAGCCCATATCAGTGTTATAGAGAGGGTCTGGCTTCATAATATCAAAGCCGTCAAAGCCGCCAAAGATAGGACACGTAAACTTATTAATTCCAGAGTTTAACAGGTCGCTATAAGCACCAGAAGTATAAGAATTTTCCCTTGCGCGAGATCCAGATGAATAGTACCATCCATTGGCAGAAGATCCACTTAAAACAATATCATCCAAAGAGAAGACATAAGCCCAGTCATCAACACCCGCAACAGTATTAGGATCGGTCGCGTTGGAGCCACCGCCGGCATTGTACCCACTATAGAGTAGTCTATGACAAGATGGAACGCTGGGGTCGTAATCTGTGCTGGTGGCAGTACGCGTGGTTTGCATTCCAAAATATGCGTCAGTGGCGTCGCTAAGTCCCCCATCTGATGCTGAGGTACGTAACCGAACATGAGGGAACTCTAAGCTCCCGGTGGCAATTAGCCCACCTGACAAATAGGGAGTATTGCCTGTTGCATAGCCAGACCTTGCGATGGCGACGGATGGGGGGTGTGCAACAATGCTCACGCCGCCCGTTAGAAAGAAATTATTAGAAAGAAGGCCACCATCGCCGGCTGGGCCGGCGCCAGGAACGATTGAACAAGCACCGGTGGCGCTTAAATCGTAAATTGTTCTAAATTTTGGAGGACCAAAATAGCCAAACGGTAGAAGAGTGGGGTCTGTTCCACCTGCCTCTACGTCGGGGTTCATATCAACATAAACAAATTTAGAGTTGTTATCAAATTCACCATAAGTCTTCAGTCTTCTTTCAGTGGTATCCCACTGGGTGTATTTATCACCAATAACTCGCGACACATAGTTAGGAGAAGTAGGATCAAGTGTTACGTTATCAAACCGTTCCATCACTTGTACTGCGCTATCGGTGTCGCTAATACTACGAAGAACAACAGAAAATGTACCATATTCCGTACTCGTGCTCGTGGAAGCTCTAATATTAGAGATAGAAACTTTAACACTCTTTTGGAGCCACTCGCCATGGCCGCGGCCTATTAAGCGGAATAACCGCGTCGAGTTAAAGGGAACGTAAGCGGAGGGAGCAGAAAGTGCTTGGCCAATGAACCATCCAGTTCGACCTTCCGTGGACGCTTGGTTTTTCATATTGGCGGGAGTTGCTGAAGATGGGCCTGCGATAGCAAACACAACACCAATGGAAGATGTGGTTAGACCTTGATCTCGGATTCTTTGGCCGTATGTCTCTCCAAGCCAATATCCAGTAGCCGAACCAGAACCCGCGGCGCCGGGAGTATAAAAAGTGGTACCGCTAATAAGCTGGGGGTTAGTATTAAACTTCTTGCGAACCCAATTGGAACTACTATCATCAAAACCAAACTCAACTTTGCTCTGGCCGCCGGCCGAGGAACTAATTATAACAGTATGAAGATTACTGCTATCCCCAATGGGAACACCCGTTGAGGCGGTTACCGTCGAGTTCCCAGCGGATGTATTACCAATACCGCCATACATGGTGCCACTCAGTGATATGCGCCCCTCATTTATATAGAAGGTGGCAGCCAAACTGCCGGTCCCTAAAGTGCGCGACGTTGCCGTGACGGTGCTGGATTGGCTGGGGAACAACCAAAGTCCGTAAGCGCCTCCGTTACTTGAAGGTAGCTTGTTAATGGTATTCAATACTTTCCAGCCGGCTCGAGCATCGTTAGATGCATTATTACTCGGATCTTGCTGGCCGAGGAGTCGGATATAAGTAAGAGGGGCCACACCTGCGTTCAGGAACGCTTTGGCAGCATAAGTTCCGTACATCGGGGACTGATAATTGCCGTCGCGATAAATATCACCGCCGCCCATTCCAGGCACCGTCTCTCCAAACATTTCAACAAAATCTGAATATGATTCGACCTTTACGGGCTGCATTGCCAGGCCGCGGCGTGAACGCCCGATGACAACTGGGCCGATATTTTCGGGTTGTCGTGGAATAAAGGAGTTATCAATCTCGTTGATAAACACTCCAGGAGATACAAACTTAAACTTTTTAACTGACATTATTGAGTTCCTCTTATCAAAATAGGTGTAAATGATAGCGTGATCATTAATTAAGTAGTATTTTTAATCTCAAAAGTAGTTCCTGAACTAAAGAAAAAACCCGTCATTACCTTCGGGAACTACCCCTTCATTAGGAAAAGTTACCTCTACTATATTCTCATGAATTCTAACAATTGGACGATCATCATTATCACCCTCTCCTATTAGATATCCCAATACCCGAATGGTGATATCGGTTCCATACATTCTCATTTCTTCTCCCAAGTCATTAACGTTGTTGTTTTGGGCGAAGCCTTGATCGATAAATGCCTCGTATATATGACCATTCCGCGTCAGCGTGAAAGCATTTGCTTGTCCGGTTCGCGTGATGAATGGCGCTACCATCTCATTCATTTGTTGCTGGTATTCGGATTTTAAAGTAATCTTATATTCTATATTAACGTAAACAGGAATAGGAATAGAAAGACTCTTAATGACCACTTTTTTGTTTACTCTCGGATAATAAAGCTGTTGCTTTCCGCCAGTTTGATAATCACGAGTTGCGGGAACCACCGCAAAATTCCGCGTCTTATCCTGAACTATTTTCTTGGCAATCACCAAACGACCAGATCTGCCGTTTTTGTCCTCTGAATATATATTGGCTTGGAAGGAACCTCTTTTCGTGGGATCCTTGGTAACTGTGGTGCGCTCGATACCTATCAATGGCAATCGTAGGGCGCCCGAATCATCTCTTAACTCTTTTTCGTTCTTAATTTGATATGATCTTTCGGGAACTTGCCACAATACCGGAACTTGCACAAAACCTTCGCTGCTATTGGCTCTCAAATCTAAATCTTGTTCCAGCCACTCTGTAATGGCGTAATCTATATCTTCTAGGGTGGACCCCAGCATCCCTATTTCTTTAAGAGTTGCCGTATCCTTGTTTACCGGCAACATTGCAAAATCAAAATTCTTAGGAAGCATCAAACAACCCCTTTCTAGCTCTCTTGCACACAGCAGATATCTCAAACATGTTATCCACTTGTCCAAATAGCTGCTTGTTTTCAACGAGCTTAACTATTTCATAGTAATTTTCGCCATAGAGTACGAAATCTCCTTCCCGAACATACATGTTTTGATCCTCCTCAAGGCGCCGGCGGTGAAAATGAATGTTAATTTCCCAAACTTTATCAATCCCAGCATTCGCCATGTAAGTAGTTTCAAACGTGGTAAATTCAACCAGAGCATACACACGCACAGGAGGTAAAAAGGTTTTTTTAATAGCTTCCCCGTATAAAGGATGAAAATTGGTTTTTTCTAAGTCAATCGGATAGTAAAGAACCTGTTGGCCAATTACTTTTTCAATTAGCTCATCGTTGACCTGTTTAACCAGGTCTCGTTCTTTCTTCCCTAAGAATAACGGAGGGGGTGGTGCTTTAGGTCTGCTCCATTCATCGGACATTATTCATCACCCCACAAAAATGGGCAATGGCGAACCCTTCAGAACATCCGTGGCTGCAGTGGCCTTTTCACTGTCCAGTTTAACAAGCTCTGTATACTCCATTTCCTTTAATAGTTCTCTTAATTTATCTCTCAAAGTGTTTTGTTCTTCTTTTGCCTGGGAAAGCAAGTCGGCATGATTAAGCGTTACGCTTTCGCCAGGAATCGGGAGAGTGTTAAACTTTCCTCTGATCTGTCCTAACATTTCTTTGCAGAGCGCCAGACAATACTTTCGTATCCATTGTTTCCCAATGGCATTAATGTTTTTATATGGAATATTCTCAAAAGGAATAGTGTTGGCATTATTGACCCCGTTTACACCGGATCTATAATTGTCATCCTCATCCCAGGCATTGTCATCTACATAAAATCGTACCCAAATCCGATCTATTTCTCCAAAGTCCCAGTAACTGGGATTGGGATAGAGTCTCAGTTTGTTATTAATAATTTCATAAGAATAATTAGAGGTTCTCGTCATAATAGAGTCCTCGTACATGATGGCTTGAAGTTTATTTTGCCAAGTGGGAATGATTTCAAATGTAGCATCATCAGCAAATTGGCCATAAGTGGAATAATTTCCTACAACGCCAATTCCTCCGTAATAGCCATAAAATCGCCACATGGCTCGTGGGGACTTATAAAATACTTTAGTGATGACGACTCGGTTATCCCCAACCTTGTCATTAAAGGGCACAACGTTTCCACCATCATCAGTCCCAGTGGCAGAGGATGCAGAAATAATACTCTGAAGGTCATAATCTTGAACATCAGCAACTGGTTTAAAGGAGGCGGAATATTGAGGAACAGTTCCCCCAAGGCCTCCCACTGATATCATCCCATCCGCCACGTTCCGGGCATATTCAAACTGATAGCGCGGATATTTAAGAGAAACTTTGTCGCCACCCAAACTAGACGATAACGTGCCGGCCTCCATCTCTCCTAGGTGATCGAAGGTACCAGTGGCATTACCCAACACATCAGATAGCATATTTTTGCTTTGATGTAAATTAATAATATAGGAGTATTCTAATACTGCTTCTTCATAGGCAGCATAAACATTTGCTGGAGTTAATTCGATGTCTACAACATCTCCTCCCAGCTTCTTATAAATGTATGCTACCTGCGCACTGGCGCCAGTTAAAAACTCTAGCGAACCCGTGTACATCCCAAAGGGTACCGCTGCGGCCACAAGGGCTGCGGACCCCGTTGAAGTTAAAACTATAGGACTAGTTTGAGACCTTGGACTTAAGTTTTGTGGCATCGATGGATTCTCCCCCTTTAATTAGTAGCTCGCCACACAAAACCCCATGGGGAGGTGGCGTTCTTTTCTAAAGAGAGGTATTTTACGATGAAGTCTTTTTAACTCTTTTCTGGGTGTTTTTCTTCACCTTTTTAATAGGTGCCACGACTTCGGGGGTTATTTCAATTGTGTCCTCCTCCAAAATTGCGCTAAGTGTAGCCTCAACTTGTGGTGCTTCTATAGCAATAACAGGTGTGTCCACCACCACAGTGCCACTCAAAAGTTGGGTTCGAGGATGGCTAGAGTGCTTAGTTCTAAACTTGGCCATCGCGGAATTCAATCGTCTTTTCTTTCCCATGGGAATTCTCCTTTATAGTATAGTAAATAGTACTATTCTCGCGAAACCGAAAATCTCAAAAAATTGGAGGCGAAAAAATGTGGCAGATCGCTATTTTTACAAAAAACCCCACCCCCGCAAAGGGTGAGGCTTAAAATACATACTAAAGCTCAAATCGATT